GTCAAGGGTGTCCAGGTTGGTGTTGAGCTTGGTGCCCCATGTGTCTGTGGACGCGCCAACCTCGGGCTTCGTTAACGATAAGTTTGTGGTGTTTGTATCTGCCATTTAATCCTCACTAAGCAATTGGCGTCCAGGTCTCTGACGTGTCCGGCAGCTGGGTCCATACCTCGGCCGTGTCACTGTAATTTTCCCACTTTAATCGTGCCGTGAGGGCACCATACGACGCGGGAGTTGCACTAAATTGTCCGACAGCGTATCTCTTGCCAGATAAAGCAAAAGACGACGTGGAGCTTATAAAGAACGGCTCCAGGCTGGTGATGACGTTGGTGTTAACTACAACAGCCGACGCATCCAACCCCTCAATGGTGATGAAAGCCGTGCGCTGCGCGTCAACAGCAAACGAAGATGACGCGGTAATCCCAGCATCAGCAAACGTGAACCGGTAGGCGTCCGCTGCAGCGCTGGACGCTGCGGACACGGCAACATCCCCCAGGCTGATGCCGTAGGAGTAGTTGCCAGCGCCGAAGTATCCAGTGCCGTATGCGGCCATATCAGGTCAATGTGATTGACAGGCTCGATGCGGGGATGCGCAACACGTCGCCGTCGTTGATGGTCCGGCTGGTCGTAAGAGCAGCCCATGCAATCATGTTGCCGCCGGTGGATGCATCAAACACGGCCGCGTGCGTGATCGTGCCCCAGTTGCCGCCTGACGCAGCAGCGAACTCAATCGCCGCAGCGTTGGTGGCCGTGGTGGCCGTTCCAGCGACTGTGATGGTTCCGGTAGCCATGCGGGCGTAGCCGTTGCCTGCCACCTCTGTGCCGCCGCCGGTGTCGCTTGGCGCGGCCGTAAATAGACCCACGTACCAGGCGGTGGGGCGCGTCGCGCTGTTGGCGGTGAAGAGCCAGTTTAAGACTAGGTTCTCGGTGTAGTCGCTAAATGATGACATTGCTTAAACTCCAAAAGATGCGGTGCGCGTGACTAACGCTCCACCTGATGATGCAGCGCGCTCGTCTGCGGTTTTAATCGCCTCAATCGCAGCGACATACAAGCCTGTCCATACGCCAGCCCGCTCGTCATCCTTGAGATAAGGCGCCGCCTGGAGCAGCGCGCCGTACAGGTACGCGTCAGGGTGGCTGGCAAGAATCCAGTTGGATGCCACGCTGGCAGACAGCTTGTTGATTGTTGAGTAGTACGCAAGCTCCGCCGTGTAGTTGCCAGATGGCGCAGGGTGTACGCGTATCTGGTTGCCCACGACGCAGAAGTAGACCGGCTTGCCGGTGCCTGGGTTCTTGGCATCCAGGTCGTCCATGGCCTCCATGGTCTGTGCGTACATGGGCTGTATGGGGCTGGAGCTTGTGATCTTCATGGAGCGAATCTCCAAGAAGTCGGACGGCACCGCGCTGTATTGCGTGTCAATCGTCGCGTTGGCACGCACCAGCATCTTGCGGGTGCGCAACGCGCGCTCCATGCTCGTCTCGGCCAGTGCAATAAACGTCGGCACGACGGTAGCCAAATCATCGCGGTTAAGCCAATCAGCGACCGCGGATTTTAGTTCGGTGTAGGTGCTTATTGCCATGGTCTAGATCATACCTGTCCAGGGCGTGTGCGGAACACGCGGTTGTCTGGATCGTTGAGCCATTTTTTCATCGCAGCAGGATCATCCAAGATACCCTTGCGCTTTAAGTCATAAAAAATGCTCATCGGGATTGATGCCACTCGGTGCATCTCACCTTTCCAATTTGCCCGCTCGTCAAACTGGTTGAATTGCGCTTTGTTGGTCTCAGTTACATCTTCCACTTCTTGCACGGTCTGGATCGTCAGCGACCCGTCGTCGTGCTCATGCATGTACTGCTTCTGGCCAATCGCCTTGTTCTCAGAAACAAGGGTCGTATGAATTACGTCAGACATAGTTAAAAAGGGGCTGGGTTATTAGCCCAGCCCCGTCACCATTAAGCGGTGGTCAAGTCAGCAGCGATACCGTGGGCACGCTCTGTATGCACGCGGTGACCCCACTCGGTCAACATCAAGCGTTTTTCTGCGTCCCCTGTGCGGGCCATTTCAATGGTCTGCATTGGGCGCAGGTAGTCGATAGATGCGTATTGTGGGTCAATGACAAAAGCGTCGCTTGCTTTCTGGAAGCGGTTGGGAACCACTGACACGTTGCCGAAGTCTGACACGTAGATGTCAGCGGCAGCAATGATGGTCGAGGGGTTCGCGCCGCTCACGTTGAAACGTGAACCAGCGATACCAGCGAAGCCAGAGACAGCTTGCTTGTTGAAAGGACCAACCATCAACAACTTGGGTGTGCCGCCCTCGGTCCAAACCTGCTGGATCACGTCCTTCAGGATGGTCTCAGAGAATGCACGGGTTGCAGAGCTGTCGTTACGTGGATCGGTAGGGATCGTGGTGTAGACGGGGTCTGAACCAGAGGTTGCGTCGAAGTTGGTGTTGGTCTTCAAGAACGCCTGCAATGAAGCAGTCTGGCGAGCGGTCGTTGAGTTACCAGCAACAGCGGCCTGGTTGTTCAAGCATGCGAACTCAATGTCGCGCTTCAACTCGCTGCCACGCTTGGCAATTTGCAGAGCCAATTCTGAGCGGCGACCTGCCTTGTTGACCTTCTCTTCGGTCCCGCTGATGACGACCGACTTGCTGCTAATTTGCGCGTAATTTTGCAAACGGGTTGTCGGTGAAACTGCCGCGTAAGCGGTCTCGTTACCTTCCAACTGTGCGTTGGCAGCAGCTGCGGCCAATGCGTCGGTTTGCCAGTCGAACACGGTGTTAGAGATGGTGCCTTTGCCGATGTTAGAGACGTAAGGGACCTCTTCCGGGCTGATATTGTAGATTACATTAGACAAATCCTCGCGGATTCCTTTTGCGTCGTACGTGGTAAATGTGTTGGTTGCGATAGCCATGATGCTTACTCCAAAAAATTAAAGGAACTTTTCAATCAAACTAGCCGCGTCTCTGACGTTGCCAGTTGCTCTGAGACGCTGCTGCGACTTCTTCACTTGACTGCTCTTTTGGCCAACATTACTTGCGTTACCAGGACGCGTCGGACGTGACGCGCTCTGAACTGGCTTGACCTGCTTGCGTTTGGCAACCGCGCCGTTGTAGTCGGCGATGGTCTTAAGTGCCAACAGAAAGCGGTGATCAGTGATCCCGTTCAGCTCCTGCTCTGAGAACCCGATCGACTTGCCTGCCTCGATCCATCGCCCCTTTTCCTGCGACGCGACCTTTGGGTCACGAAGCTGTGGCACGACGTTGAGGAGCGCATCTTTCTGGCTCTCCAAGTACTGCTTCATTGACTGCTGCTGTTCTGCCTGCTGAATCTGCATCAGCCGCTGCTGCTCGGTTTGGATCGCTTGCTTGCGCTCCTGCCGCTCTCGCTGCAGCTCTCGCTGTCTTACCCACTCAATCGGATCGCTCTCATAAAGCGCATTCAAATCAACTGGTGCTTCATCAACTTGGGCCAACTGCTGCTGCAATGCACCTAACAGTTGAGCGTATTGCTGTCGCTCTTGACGCACTTGCTCAAACTCGGCTTGAGCGGATTTTCGCTCTTGAGCCAGCGCTTGGGTCTTGCGCGTGTAGTCCTGCGTGCGGCTGTAGCCTTGTTGCAGCTCGTCCAATGTCACCTCGACTTCTTTGCCGTCAACCTTGACGGTGAATCGCTGCGACTTGTCGTCCTGCTCCTCGTCTACGTCCTCGTCGGACTCTTCGTCATCTGTCTCGTCGTCTGCCGCGTCTTCCTCTGCATCCGACTCCTCATCTAACTGTTCGGACTCCTCCTCGACGTACTCGCCTTCGGTCTCATCCTGCTGCGCCTCTAGGTCTTGCTGTTCCCCAGCTTCGCTGGACATCATCGCCTCGATGGCATTGGCGGCATTCTCTGCCGTCATGGGTTGAACACTGGCTGATGCCGTGGTGTCGTTGGCCATATTTTCACCTCAAATTACAGTTTTGAATCACGCTCAATCTGTTTTTCCGCAATCTTGCCGGTGTTAACGAATGAACTGAGCGCGGCTTTGAAGTCATTTAAGACGGTCATGCATGCATACGCACGCTCCCGTTTGACTACATCGTCAACTGTACTGGATTTCCAGTCGCTTATGTACATGCTTTCCATGGATGCGAGCGCCTCCTGGATGAGCGGATCATCCAGCAGGTGCTGCGCGTTAATTGCTCGGTTTAGCTTTTCCTGGTTATTCATTTACATCATTCCAGGCTGGGGTGGCACCTGCTGCGCTTGCTGCACCTGCTGGTTCATGTTGCGCATGGCCTCGCGGTCGCGCTCCATCATGGCCCTGATGCTGGCAACGTCGACCTGGGTGCCGTACTTGAGCTGCATCTCTTGCGCGCGCAGCATCATGTCGGACTCCATGCGGTCGCGGTCGCGGTCGTCTGAGCGCAGCATCTTCTCGCGCTCCAGCTCCAGCTCGGCGGCCTTTTTCTGGATGTCGGCCTGGATGCTTTGCGCCTGGACCTGCGCCAGCATCTCTTCTGGCGTTGGCTTGTTTGGTGGCGGTGCTGGTGGCTGGTAGTCCGCGGGGATCGCGTTGAAGAACTGGCTGCTGTCCTTGAAACCAGCAAGCTCCACCATCTTGCGCAGCGTGTTGCTGAACTGTCCAGGGGTGACCAACGGGTTTTGCGGACCCATCTGCATGAGCGCCTCTTTCTGCTGCGCCAGGATCAGCTGCAGCATGGCCATCTTCTGCTCGGTGTCGCCGTTACCCAGCGCGACGTTGACCGTCACGTCCATGGTCGCGTTCCAAGCGCGTGGATCGATCGCCACCCACTGGTTGCGCAGGCGCACCATACGGGGCTTGTCCTGGTGCGTCACGATCAGCTGCAGGATGTTCTTAAACAGCTTCTTCATGCCGTTGGCCAAGATGCGCGTGGTCAGCTCCAAACGGCTCTGGCTGGCGCTGATGGTCGCGGCCACTGCTGCGCGGGTAGAGCTTTGCAGCGCGTCGGCGTTTAAGCCCATCGCGGCCTTGCTCATGCCGGTGCGGTCCTCCTTGACCTGGTCGATGTACTCCAGCATGGAGAACGCCTCACGTCCAACAAACGGCGTGGTAAGCGCCTGCACCATGCCTGGGGCGCGCATGCGGACAATGGCGCCGGTCTCGTTGTTGAGCACGTCGTCGATGTTGACCTGACCCTCAACCACTGCCGTGCGTGGGTGGATGCTTTGCGCCAAAGAATCCAGCGTATTGCGCAGGATGTCTGACTTGATCTCTTGCAGGTCCTTGGTGTAGTCGAAGATGCTGTTCGCCTCAAGCGGCGACGTGTGCGGCTCGGGGTCGCACGGGAAGTCAGCAAACGGGATGAAGTCCGCAGGCTCGTTGTTCACGATCGTGTGGCCGTCACCCATTGTGCAAATCTTGCGCAGCTCTGGCAGACCGTCGCCGTCGTAGTCGACCTTGACCCAAGACTCGACGTACAGCACGCGCTGCATCATCGGGTTGTTGGACTCGTCGGCCATGCCCAGCGTGGTCGTGATGGCGCGGCGACGCAGGTACTCGTCGTTGGCCTCAAACTCGCTGCTGGTGATGTACTCGTTGACCTGGTCCTCGGTGTAGCCCATCTCCACCAGCTCGGCCACGGTGGCCATCTTGCGGTGGGACACGATTGATGCGTCCTCAAGCGAGCGCGCATTACGGCTCAATAAGAACTCTTCTGGCGGGATCGCGGCCACGCAAATGCGGCCGTCTTTCTTGACGCGCTTTACAGTCACGTCAAACAGTTGCGGCGTTGGCATCATCACCGGCTCGCCGGTCATGGGATCGATCTGCGGCTGCAGCTGCGCGGGGTCAAAGCTCGGGTCGTCGTACTGCTCCACCACGGTGACAGTCGCGTCAGGCTCTGTACTGATCATCATCATGGTCTGCTCATCAAGCCCTGTGTACTGCTCGATGCGCACGGTTGTGCGCTCGTCCCACCAGGTCTTGACAATGCCGCACTTGCGGATCAGCGAGTCCTTGAACGTGCTGTACAGAATTTGGAACCCGTCGTTGTCCTGCTGCAGCACGTAGTTGGCGTAATCAGTCGCCTGCTCGGCGGACGCCACGTCCTCTGGGCCTGTGGGCACAAACTCCACGACCTTCTCGCTGCTGAACATGGTCTTCATCATGCTTGGCAGCATGGCGTTGACGACGTCTCGCACCTCGGTGCTCACGGCATGGCTGTTACCCTCGACCTCGTTGCCAAACGGGTCGCCGCGGTAGTAGGCCGTAGCCTGCGCGCGAATAGGACTCAGGTCCGAGTCGACGTAGCTGATCGCGTCCTCAATCTCTGAGGCGATGATCGACTGCAGCTCCTCGTCGTCCATGGGCTGGCCGCCAGACTCCTCGACGGCCTCGCGCTGCATCTCTTCGGCCATGCCGATGGGCGTGTTTTCATACGCCTCGTCTTCGTACTCTTCTTTCATTTTTTACCCTTTGCTTTATCTTTAGCGCGTCGCGCCACGTCGAGCGCAATGGCCACGGCCTGCTTTTGAGGCTTGCCTGACTTCATCTCGGTCTTGATGTTTTTGCTGACAGTCTTTTTGCTGTAGCCCTGCTTCAGTGGCATAGGTTCACCATTTCACTTTGTTGGCCCAGTAGGCAGCAGACATGTTGCCCTTGGCAATGTTCTTTGCGTGCCGTGCCTTAAACGCGTCGTTTCGCTTGCTGCCGTCGGGTGAACCCTTAACGCCTTGCTGCCCGAACCGGATCAGCTTTGTCTCGTCACCTGATTTGGCCAGCACGGCGTGGCTCTTGGTCGGATGCGACGGCGTTCGCTTGGGCTTGTTGTAGCCAGCGAACTGCTCCTTCCCGCGTTTGATCATTGGATGCCCTCCCGTGAACCAATTGTCCCACCAATTAAGCCAGCCGTGGCAGGCTCCTGCGCAACGGTTGGTTCCACCGGTTGGACGCCGAAGAGCCGTGCAACCCGATAACCGCGTCACCGGCAAAGGTCAACACAAACGCGTCCGCCACGTCGGGCGACGGCAGGCCACGCCTGCGGATGTCGTCTTTGCTCTCAATCTGCAGCTTGCCGTTTGACGCAAATTTATACCGCACCGTGGCCAGCTCGCTAATGAGCCGGTCGTCGTTTGGCAAAAAGCAGTCCCTGCGCTCAAGCCACGCCTTGGCCTTTCCCCACAATTCTGCCCGCAAATTGCGGTACTGTGTACCCAGGCTCGGCGACTCGCTGACGTTAATGCCGCGGGCTGGCAGGCCCAACTCAATGAGCCGGTCCACCACGCCTGCCCCCAAACCAATACTGTCTACCAGGATTTCGCTCGGTCGCTGGTCCTCCTCAAGAGCCTCGTACTCGGCCACAACCGCGCCGGTCAGCTGCATCAGGTCCAGGTTCTTCCAGATGCGTATCTTCTCGGTGATGATGTTCGCCTGGCGCTTACACAGCGCG